ATCGGTGGAATTGTCGATTTGATAAAACAACTTGAGGATGAACAGGAATACTCTTATGCAAACTTTGATGAATATGTGGACGAGGTTGCACCGTACTTTGATGCGGAATATAATGACCGATTTTGTGACGGCATTAAACAAGCAATTATGGTTATCAGAACGGCTTTTAGAGAGAAAATGCCGAGGATAATGGAATATGTTGTGACAAAGTGAAGATAAGGGAGGAGTGCCGGAGATGAGATTGATTAGTGATGAAAATTTAAAAGATAGAGCAAGTGAATATTGCTTATCAGAAGATGAGTTCAGAAGATTTTGTGAAATAATAGACGCAGAACCAACGGCTTGTGATGTGAATAAATTGATAAAACATTTAAACGATTATGCTTTGCAGGAAGCACCAAACGATAATGAAAGTCCAGGAGAAAGAAGAATATCAAAAGCTGTGTATGATACAATACAGAATTGTATTAAGAGTATAAAAGAAACAGTGGGAGCTTATGACAAAGGGTAAATTTAAAATACTTAAAAATTAAGGAAAGGCGGTCGATAGACCGTCTTTTAAAAAATAAAATAAATTTATAAAAAAGCATTGACATAAGGGTAACCTTATAGTATAATATAATTGTAGCAAGGGAATGGCAGGAAAGGAGATAGAAATGGAAACGGAGATTGAAGAAATGACAAAAGCAGATTTGATAGCAATATTGGTATCAATTAGAGAAGTAGCAAAAGCAAATAATGAACAGGCAACAGTAAATCACATAACAAAAATGCTTGAAGAAATTCGTAAATAAAATCTTCAAGCATTAACCATCAAAACCGAGGGCAGACCTACAACTTCCTGCTATCTGTCCTTGGTATAAAAATAATAGCAGGAAAATAAAAAAAAGTAAAGAGGTGATATGATGCCAACAGCACAGACAAAGGCAACTGAAAAATGGCAGAAGAAAGCCGGATATATGACAAAAGGATTTAAGTTAAAAAGAGAGTTAGCCGATGAATTTAAGGAAGCCTGCGAGAAAGCTGGAGTGAGTCAGGCGGCACAGATTTCCAAGATGATGCGTGAGTTTATAGACGAGCAGAAATAAATATTTGAGGTAGATTTTATGAAAGTTGCATATCCGGTTATTTTTACAGATGTCGGTACAAATATTTTGATTGAAGTACCGGATTTGGGTATTCTGACAGAGTCAAATGAGGAAGGTAAAACAAAGGGAAGTATGGCAGATGCAATTACAATGGCAAGAGATGCTATTGTACTGAGCAACAGCGAAGCACAAGAAGCAGGAAAGAAAGTAATACAGCCATCTAAAATGACGGATATAGACATATCCAAAGGTAAATTTTTTCAAGATGGGGTAAGCATTTTATCTTTAGTTGATGCTGAGATAGTATCATAAAAATATTATAAAAGGCGGTCGAAAGACCGTCTTTTTTGGAAAAAATAAAATAAATTTTAAAAAAAGTATTGACATAGGGGACACCGTATGGTATTATATAATTGTAGCAAGGGAATGGCAGGAAAGGAGATAGAAATGGAGAACGAAGAAATGAACTTAGCGGAATTGTTAAAAGATACAGCAGAGGAAAATCAAACAAGAAAAATCTTAGCAATCTTGGAAGAAAGCAAAGACTTGCAAGAGGCAAAGGAAAAAGTAAAAGCCCTACTTAAAAAGTAGAGCTTACACAAACCAAAACACCGAGGGCAGACCTACAACTTCCTGCTATCTGTCCTTGGTATAAAAATAATAGCAGGAAAATAAAAAAAAGTAAAGAGGTGATATGATGCCAAAGGCACAGACGAAAGCTACAGATAAATGGCAGAAAAAGGTTGGTATAATATCAAAGTCGTTCAAGCTGAAAAAAGAACTGACTGACGAATTTAAGGAAGCCTGTGAGAAAGCTGGAGTGAGTCAGGCGGCACAGATTTCCAAGATGATGCGTGAGTTTATAGATGAGCAGAAATAAAAATAAATTCCCTGTCGGATTCCGACAAAATAATTTTTTCAAAAAGTTGGGAGGCAGGGACACCAATTCTGTGATATAATGCTAATATCGCAAAAATAGAAACAAAGGGAGAGAACGCAGGTTTTCTCTCTTTTTTAATGCTTGATTTAAGGAGGTGAGGAGGAGTGAATACGGTTGAACCAATTCGTGATATAAACACGGTGATGGATATTGCTGATTATCTAAAAAGCAAGAATGAAAGAGATTATGTAATGTTTATGTTTGGAATTTATACGGGACTTAGAATATCGGACATACTTAAGTTTCGTGTGCGAGATGTTAAAGGGAAAGATGCGATTTATCTTAGAGAAAAAAAGACAGGGAAAGAAAAACGGTTTCCACTTAATGCTGAACTAAAACCGATTATTGAAGATTATATATCTGACAAGAAAGATTATGAATATCTCTTTAAATCATGCAGGAGTGGTAATAAAGCAATAAGCAGACAGCAGGCATACAAAATACTGTCGGTAGCAGGTAGGAAGTTCAACATTGATAAGGTGGGAACACATACACTCAGAAAAACATTTGGGTATCATATGTACCAGCAGACACACGACGCAGTCACTATAAAAGAGATTTTAAATCATGCAGATATAAGTGTGACATTGAGATACATTGGTATCAATCAGGACAACAAGGACAAAGCGATAAAAGGTTTATCGTTTAGAAAGAGTGGAGAGCATAAGGCTCTCTATTGATGTTAAATCTAAAAATTGGCATAAGATTTATTTTTTCATGTGCTAGTTGTCATATTGTGGCTATGTAATCTTAGATGAATATTTTTTTCTGCACTTTAATGAAAGAATACAGTTTAAAAGAAGTTTACAAAATTACTAGATATGTCAACTATTTTGAAGAAAAACGGAAAATTGAAAAAAGCTAGGAAAATTGAAAATTTTTGTGAAAATTCCGCAGAAAAAATTTAGGTTCTGTGACGGGTCTGAAAAAAATTGAGGGTCATGTGAGCCCGATTCTTGGCTAGTTTTTTATAAAAATAATATTGTATTGCCGTTTCCGTTTTTTTAAGAAAGGTGGTGGTAAGGATGGCAGATAGTGCAAAGGTCACAGATGTATCAGCGGTGACAGTATCTGCAAAGGTACTTGCAAATATAATAGGTGTCGGTGACAGGCAGGTGAGAAATCTTGCAGATGAGGGAATTCTTGTCAGAAATAGTCATGGACGATATTTGCTTGAGAAGTCTGTAAAAAATTATATTATGAATCTTAAAATATCAAAGGTCGGTGAAACAGTAACCAGCGACTTTGAAGATGGTGAACTTGATTTAAAACAGGAGCAGGCAAGACATGAGCATATAAAAAGCATGATTTCAGAAATTAAGCTGCAACTTATCAAAGGACAGGTTCATAAGTCTTATGATGTAGCAAATGTGATTACAGATATGTTTACTAAGTTCAGAAGCAAGATTTTGGCTATCCCGGCGGAGGTTGCTCCGTCAGTCGAGGGAAAGAGTAAAAGTGAGATTATGGAGGTCTTGCGTGATGAACTTGAAAATGCTCTTAATGAGCTGGCGGACTATAATCCATCTGATTATTATCCGGATGAATATATAGAATTGTCAGAGGATGACCTTTTTAACGAGTCAGCAGGGAAAGCAGGTGAGGCAGATGAGGACTAAAAAGAAAAATGAAAAGGTAGCTTACCATACATTGCATTTTATATGTTCTCTTACTAGAGCTCTAAGACCTAAGGAAAAAATGTCGGTTTCCGATTGGGCGGACAAACACATGGTTTTGCCGGGGGAAAGTAATAAGGCTGGCAAGTTTAGGAGTGATTCTGTTCCGTATCAGAAAGAAATAATGAATGCGATTACGGATTCTGCCGTAACTGAAGTAACTGTTATGTCATCGGCTCAGATAGGAAAGACAACAATAGTTCTATGCGGTATAGCATACTATATAGAACATGAGCCGAGTACACAGCTTTTGGTTCTTCCAACTTTAAGTCTTGGTGAAAAGTTCTCAAAAACAAGGCTTGCACCTATGATAAGAGATATTCCGGTGCTTCGTGATAAGATAGCACCTGCAAAGTCAAAGGACTCTGATAACACGATTCTTTTTAAACAGTACGCAGGCGGTTATATTGTTGTGTCGGGTGCTAATTCTGCGGCTTCACTATCATCAATGCCTATCCGAGTTGTATGGATGGATGAGGTTGACCGCTTTCCGGCTAGTGCAGGTGGTGAGGGTGACCCTGTTACGCTTGCTCAAAAGAGAGCAACAACATTTTGGAATAAAAAATATATTAAAACATCAACACCGACTACAGAAAATGGTCGTATCAATAAAGAATATTTAAAAGGTACGCAGGAGGAATGGTGTGTGCAGTGTCCTTGCTGTGGTATGTATCAGCCGTATTCGTTTAAGAGAGTGGATTTTAACATAGTCGGAATGAAATGCGAATACTGTGGGGAAGTGATTGAAGAAAAATATTGGAAAGAATCAGAGCATATGTGGATAGCTGCACATCCAGAAAGAAAAAATAAAAGAAGTTTTCACCTCAATGCAATGGCATCGCCGTGGGTGGCTTGGAGTGATATTATAGACGAGTTTCAGGGTGCAATGGATGAGTTTAAGACATATCACGATACAGAAAGGTTGCAGGCTTTTGTGAACACAACGCTTGGCGAGACATGGAAAGAGGACGAGGTCGCAGAAGAATCGACCACCGAAGATAAACTTCTGGAGCGTGCGGAGCATTACAAGGGTGAAATACCGGAGGGAGTTCTTTTGCTGACGGCAGCAGTAGATGTTCAGGATAACCGTTTTGAAGTTGAGGTGAAAGGCTGGGCGAGAGACTATGAAAGCTGGGGCATACATAAGACAGAGATTTATGGAAATCTTGAAACATCACAGGTATGGGATGAATTGGAGGAATATCTTGAAACAACTTTTCGTTTTGAAGATGGCAGGGAACTTAACATAGCTGCATTTGGCATTGATACAGGCGGTCATCATACAAACAGAGTATATAAGTGGATAAAGGCAATGAAGAAAAAAGGTAAGAAAGCATATGGAATTAAGGGATATGCAGGAAAGCCTGATATACCGCTTTTATATAAACGAAGTAAAGTTGAGATTAAGGAAAAGAGCAGAGATGGCAAGAGAGATATAGTTGTGGACTCAACAACAATATGGATACTTGGAGTTGATGCAGGCAAGGAAAACATAACCAACTGGCTCACAATTGAAGAAAAGGGCGAGGGATATTGTCACTTTCCGAATAATGTCGGAAAAGGTTATGACAGAGAGTATTACAAGGGACTTCTCTCAGAAAAAAAGATAAAAAAGAAAGTCAGAGGTGTTGTTAAAGATGTGTGGGTAAAGAAAAGTGGTGCCAGAAATGAACCGCTTGACCTGTTTAACTATAATCTTGCGGTATGTGAGCTTTTGCGTCCTGTGTGGAGTGATTTAGAACTAAAAATTTCAAAAGGAATAAATTATACAAAAGCGGTGAAAAAGGTTAGAAAACAGAGAAAAAGTACAAAAGGTCTGTCAATTTGAGAAAAATTTTTATAAAATTTCAAAAAGTTGGGAGGCAGGGACACCAATTCTGTGATATAATGCTAATATCGCAAGAGGTGAAGAAAGAGAAATATTGTTGATTTTGAGGAGAGAACGCAGGTTTTCTCTTTTTTTGTGTTCAATTTTATTTGGAGGGTTATTGTGGAAAAGAACAAAGAAAGAATTGCTTTTTTGAAGAAAAGGCTTGAAATGTATTACGAAGCAGAGGAAAAGATATTGCAGGGGCAGTCTTATACTATCGGTTCGAGAACATTGACAAGAACAAGCCTTGCGAATGTTCAGAGCGAAATTAAAGAACTTGAGAGTGAAATTTCTGCATTAGAGACAAGAGGAAATAGCAAAAGGCGAAGCGTCAGAGTTATTCCACTCGGATAGGAGGTCATATGTTTGATAAGATGATGGCTATTGTAAATCCGGGTGGTGTGGCAAAGAGAGCAGAGGCAAGGCTTAAAATAGCTGAGACGAACATGAAAATTGATGCAGTCAAAATGAAACATACAATGTTGAATGATATTATTTCAGACGGCGGAAAAGATGTGACAAACAGCGGATATTCTCATGGAGCCGCATCAAGAAGGAGAAGCTGGGCGAAGAAATATCATTCAACGAGCTTATCTCCAAAGTCGGATATTGAGGAAAACAGAAAAATTTTAAGAGAGAGGTCGAGAGACCTTGCCATGAACGCTCCGCTTGCATCAGCGGCGATTGCGAGTACAAGAACAAATTGTGTCGGGGCAGGTCTTGTTCCGAAACCTAAAATTGATTATGAATTTTTAGGAATTTCAGAGGATGAAGCAAAGGAAATTCAAAGGCATATCAAGAAAGAATTTGCAATCTGGGCGGAAAGTACCATGTGCGACAATAACGACCAGAATAATTTTTACGAATTGCAACAGATAGCTTTTAATGATTGGCTGCGTAATGGTGAAGAGTTTGTTTTGATAAAATATGACAAGCCTACAGCGAATATGCCGTATCGGTTGCGAATAAAACTTGTAGAAGCTGACAGAGTATGTACTCCGGGAAGTGTTGATGGAGAATATGATGGGTTTGATAAAAAAACAGCAAACGGCAACACGATAATAAACGGCGTTGAGATTGATGAAAACGGCAGGGTTGTAGCTTATCATATATCATCACAGTTTCCGGGTGAGTATAATTCTGTGGAATCAAAATGGACAAGAGTTGTTAAGCGTGGTGATAAAACAGGAAATCCAAATATATTACATATATTCAACGGGGAGCGTGCCGACCAGTACAGGGGCGTTCCTTTTTTAGCACCTGTTGTTTCTACGATTAAGCAGCTTACAAGATACACCGAAGCTGAGATAATGGCAGCAGTCATAAATTCTATGTTTACCATTTTTATTCAGACGGAGAGTGGCGAGGATATGGGTGGATTTGCCGGAGAGGATGAGTATGACGATGGAGCAGAGACAGAAGATGACGAGGTCGAACTTGGTTATGGAAATGTCAATTTTCTAAAGACAGGTGAGAGTGTCAAGACTGTTGAATCATCACATCCAAACGCAAATTTTGATACATTTGCGACGGCAATGGCAACTCACGTTGGTGCCGCATTGGAGATAGCTCCGGAGGTGCTGCTTAAAAAGTTTTCTAACAATTTCTCAGCATCTAAAGGTGCAATGAATGAGACATGGAAAGCTTTTAGGATGCGCCGTACATGGTTTGTAAATGATTTTTGTAAGGAAATTTACGAACTTTGGTTTAATGAAGCCGTCAGTACAGGGCGTATAAATGCACCGGGGTATTTTGAAAATCTTCTTGTAAGAAAAGCATATCTCAACTGTACATGGAATGGACCTGCACAGGGTCAGTTGGATCCGGGCAAGGAAGTCGTGGCTGCTGCAAAGAGGATTGAGGCAGGGCTTTCAACGCATGAGGATGAGTGTATTGCATTAAATGGCTCTGATTTTGAAGATAATGTCAGGGCATTAAAGAGTGAAAATGAGATGCTTGCTGATGCAAATAAAAATGAAAGTGAGGATGTAAAAGAGTGACGAAAATAAATGTCAAAGGTCCGATAGTATCAAATGACTCAGCGTGGCTTTATCGCTGGCTTGGGTGGGATGCCTGTTGTGTCAATGATATTAATACGGGGCTTGAAAGTGCAAATGGTGATGATGTAGTAATTGAGGTTAATTCGCAGGGCGGTCTTTGTACGGCTGGATTTGAGATGTATTCGGCTATTAGGCAGTATGAGGGAAATGTAGAAGTTCATGTTATAAATGCCTGCTCTGCCGCCACGTTTATCCTTTGTGCAGCGGATAAGGTGCTTATGTCAGATGCAGCGGTTGTAATGATACATAATACTCAAAGTTCTTGGGGTGGTGGTGATTACAGAGATGCACAGATGACTGCTGATATGTTAAGAGAGTTTAACGAGAGTGTGTTAAATGTCTATGAGAAAAAGACTGGAAAGAGCAGGGAAGAATTGCAGGCAATGATGGATAAAGATACATTTATGTCACCTAAGACTGCGATTGAAAATGGATTTGCTGACGGTATGCTTTTTGAGGATGGAAAGGACGATGAAAGCAGCCAGATGAATTTTATTGAGGCATCAAAGCAGATGGCTGTATATAACAGCACACTTCCGGTTATTTCAGATGAAAAAGCGCATGAACTTATGCTTTTGTTAAACAGTGGAAAATTGCCGGAGAGAAAAGTACTTGATGATTTGAACAGCAATAAAGCAGATAAACCATCTGAAAATGCTGATACAAATAAAAATAATATAACTAACGAAAACAACGGAAAGGAGCAGAACATGACATTAGAGGAAATGTTAAAGGAGCATCCGGAGCTTAAAGCTGAGGTTGACGGATTAAAGGCTGAAGCTAAGGCAGAGGGTGAAAAAGAGGGAGCAGACAAAGAGAGAGGCAGGATTGAAAATCTTGACAAGATTGCGGCAAATGTATCTGCGGAAATGCTTAAAAATGCAAAGTACGGGGATGCTGATGCGAGGGTTGATGCGAGAGAACTTGCTTATCAGGCTATGCTTGCGCAGAAACAGGAGGCGGCTGCATATATGCGTGATGCAATGGCTGATTCTAAGGAGTCGGGAGCTGGTGATGTAGGGGCGAGTTTGTCGGATTCCGACAAGGACCTGCAGGATGTTGAAAATATGGCAGCATATGTAAATGGCAGAAGAGGAGGCAAGAGATGAGATTAAACAGTAGTATAAAACATTATAGTGACAAGCTGATTTATGATTCTTCACATGAGATTGATGCGGGAGTTTTTACAGTGACGCTTCCTACGGAATCAAAAGCAGCAGGAACAGTAAAAAGAGGTCAGATTATTTACTTTGATACGACCAAAAAAGAATATGTTCTGAAAAAGGGTGATGATGGTGTGGCAGCAGTTATTGCTGCAGAAGATACATCTTATGCAGAGGATGACACAGAGGTTGCGGTACAGTCATACATAAGTGGAACATTCAGGGAAAGTGAATGTATTTCTGACGGAAAACTTGAAGCGGATGATATTGACACATTACGCATCAGAAATATTTATCTCAAATAAAGGGGGAAAACAGAGTGATAAGAGAAACTTACAAACTTGTAAAAACAGTTAAAAAAATGTATCCGGTAGTACAGTTCTTAAAAGACAGATACTTCCCGGATGGACCTGTTTATTATTCAGAAAAGGCGTTAATCGAGTTCAAGAAAAAAGGACGAAAGATTGCGCCTTTTGTTATTCCACTTGTAAACGGAATAGTCATGGAAAAAGACGGTTACAGAACGGATATTGTAGATGCGCCGTATATTGCACCTAAAAGGGTTATTACAGCAAAGGAACTTGAGCAGAAAGCGTTTGGAGAGTCTCCTGAGTCAGGAAGAAGTCCTGAACAGCGTGAAAATGAACTTGAGTCGGAGTTTATTGACGATAATCGTATATCTATACTCAGAAGACATGAAAAGATGTGTGCAGATATTCTTTTGACGGGACAGGTTATAATGAAACATTATGCAACAGCGGAAGATGCCGCAAAGGGTGAAAATTATGATTTTAAATATCTCCGCTTTTATGAGGGTGAGTTTAAAAATAAATATAAATTCACAAAGAAGTTTAAGGACATGACAACAGCCGAAAAAATTCAGGAGTTTTACAAAATGGCTACAGTTCTTCGCAAGAGGGGTGTTAGAGCAACAGATATTGTTATGACATCTGATGTGTCAATGCTTCTTATGTCGGATAAGGACTTTTTAGAGTTCTATAACAAGGCAAAAGTAAATATCGGTGAAATCAATCCGACAGAACTTCCAGACGGTGTGGTATCAAATGGCAGCATCAATATAAACGGTGTAGTTATGACATTGTTTACATATGATGAAATCTATGAAGATTTAGATGGTGAGGAAAAAGCAATTCTTCCGGCAGGAACTATTGCTTTTTTACAGCCTAACATGGGAACTACAGTATATGCTCAGGTTACTTTCTATACAAAAGATGGATTTAAGTCATATGCAGAAAAGATTGTTCCACGCTTAGTTGGGGATGAAAAGTCAAACATGGCAGAGGTTCAGGCATTTTCAAGACCTGTTATGTATCCAAATGATATGGATGGTTGGCTTGTGGCAAATATTTATGATGAGACTGCATCTACTCAGACAGAAGCGGACAACAGCGTGGATACGCATGAGCCTCCGACAGCAGATGTGAGTACATTAAAGACAGAAGCTGAGATTACGGCAATGACAAAAAAAGCGGAGCTTATTGCGTATGCAACATCAATCGGACTCAGTGGTCTTGATAATTCAATGAAGCTTGATGAACTTCAGGACGCAATTCTTAACTATCAGGAAGAAATTTATGGTGAGTAGCAGGAGGTGACAGGGATATGATTGCAAATATATTATTAACTGTTGCTGATAAAACTTATAAACCGGGTGAAAGTATTGATAAACCGTTGAGTAAAATTGACAGAGAATTTTTGTTGTCGGGAAATTATATTTCTCTTGAAGATAAAGATGATGTAGGGTCTAAAAAGGCAGTTGAAATATCAAAAGATAAAAAGTCGGAATCCGACACATCAAAAAAAGATAGCAAGATTTTGAAAAATGGTTCAGAAAACAAAGTAATTGTTGATACAGAGGTTAAATAACATGGGTTTTGTGGAACAGGTATCAAAAGATATTGATGAAGTATTTTTTGATGAAGGCTTTTTCGGAAGTAAGCACAGTCTTGATAATAAGGAGATAACTGTAATCGTGGATGAGGACGCACTTGAGGAAATAAAAAAGAACTGGCGGGACGAGCTTGTAAAAAAGCCCGTCCTTCTTTATGTCAAAGAGTGTGACATAGAAAGAAAGCCGTCTGTCGGTTCAGTTATTGAGTACGACGGAAGACCTCACATAATACGGGAGATTTCAAAACAGGATGGTGTTTGGAAAATTTTAATGGGAAGGAGCGGAAATTGATGGGTTCAACATTTGTTGATATAACCACGAATGCTGATGAGGTGGAAAGAAAATTAGCGGAAATAACTGATAAGTCAAAGCTGGTTATGATGCGTGCTATGAATAGAACAGCAAGTGTGGTTAATACTTCTGTGAAAAAAGAAGTGTCAGCAAGATATTTTATTTCTCAGAAAAAAATATCAGAAACCTTGCATATTGAAAATGCAAGTACAAGTAATCTTACAGCATTAGTTGTTAGTCAGGGGTCAAAACTTGGGTTGGAGAAATTTAAAGTCAGTCCGCTTCGTCCTGTGAAACTTTCTAAGAAAGGAAAAAGGACACCGGGAGTTTACAAGGCAGCAATAAAAAAAGCAGGAGGATTAAAGCCTCTTACCGGAAAAAATATTCTCGGAAGAAAAAACAAACCATTTGTAGCGATAATGCCAAATGGTCATGAAGGTGTATTTATTAGGGAAACTTGGGATGCTTACCCTATAGATAGCATGATGGGACCGGCAGTGCCACAGCTTGCAGGTAAAAAAGAAGTTATGGAGGCTGTTACTAAAAAAGCAAATGAAACCTTGGAAAAGCGTATAGAACACGAACTTAGCAGGGTAATGCAGTGAGGTTAGTGTGAAAAATAAGCCTGATAGCTTATTTTCACACGCAAGATTTGTGTCAGTGCATACTTGACACAAACTTGTTATGTGCAAAAAAATGCACAGAAAAGGGGATTTTATGACAGATTTACAGTTGTTAAATGACATTGTTGAATCACTTAGGGAATTTGTTAAAAGTGATGCTATAACGATGAAACTCGGAAACGAGTATAAAGATTTAAAGGTATATCCACAGGATCTTCCGGAAAAATACGATGAGGATGACGAAGAACTTCGCAACTATGTTGTAGTAATGATAGCGGATGAAGATGTGGTGGATGATGAATGGCGTGTTGAAGTTCATTTTTCAATCAATATTGAAGATATGGATAATGATCATTCCGGATGGGTAAATGTTATGTATCTTATGAATGAGATATATAGGCATTTTATAAAAGTTGGAATTGTTGGCAGACATACAAGGATGGAAAGAAAGGCTCATAAGCGGTTTAATCCGAATGTATTATATCCTTATTTTGAGTCAGATTTGATTACATACTGGACATTGCCAACACCATGCGAAGAATTTGACGAGATGGAGGTAAGTATTTGATGATGCAGAAGATTTATATCGGTCCTACTATTCCGGGAGTGGTGACAAATGGGACTATTTTTAAGGACAAACTTCCGGAGCATATTGAGAAAAAGGCAGAAGAAAACAAAAACATTGCAAGGCTTATCATACCGATAGGTGATGTGCTGGAGGCTAAAAAGAGACTTAATATTGAGGGCTCAGTGGAGTATGCAGCATATAAGAACTTGCAGAGCAGGAAAGGAGTAAACAATGAGTACATATAAACATGGTATTGCGACTAAGTCAAGTGGTGCTGTTGGAATAACTCAGAGTAAAACAACATATTCAGCACAGGTTATTATCGGAACTTTGCCGATAAATACACTCAAAAATCCAAAGGATGCAGTAAACTCAATAATTCTACTTGAAAATTCCGAAGACATGGATAATCTTGTGGGTAAAACTAATGAAATTGAAAAGTACACAGCAATGCAGGGTGTGTATGCTTCACTCAAAGTACACAAGGTTGCTCCGGTTGTTGTTATCAATGTTCTTGACCCTGATAAAAGTCAGCATACACAGGCTGTTGTCGGAAAAGAATATGATGTAGTAAATAAGATGGTGGTTATAGAAGATACGGGTGTGCTGCTTGATAAAGTTGTGGTGTCTGAAAATGAAACAACTTATAAGGCAGATGATGATTATGTTGCGTCGATTAACTCAGAGGGTTATCTGGTTATTGCTTTGACGAATGACGGAGCTGCTTCATCGCTGCAGAAACTTAATATAAGTTATGTAAAACTTAATCCTGACGGAGTTACGGCAGAAGATATAATCGGAGGCATTGATGAAAATGGCGTGAGAAGCGGTATTGAACTTCTTGACGAGGTATTCATCAATACAGGAGTTATTCCGGCGATTGTTACTGCACCTGTTTTCAGTAAGCAAAAGGAAGTTGCGGCGGCACTTGAAGCTAAGGTACGGCTTATTGGAAGTCTGCACAATGCAAAGGCATATGTTGATATTGACAGTTCAGAAAGTGGTGCAGTCAATGTATTTAATGTTGCCAAAGTTAAAGAAAAGAATGTTCCTCAGAGTGAACTTATTGATGCCTGCTGGCCTATGGTAAACAAAAATGGAAATGTGCTTGCATTTTCAAGTTTCGCTGCGGCACTTGCACAGGCTGTAGCTGCTGAAAACGGAGATATTCCTGACGGTATCGACAATAGGGAACTTCTTGTTGATGGTATTTGTACGGAAGACGGGACTCCAGTGAAAGTGATACAGGGTGATGCAAACTCATATCTTAATGCCAATGGAATTATTACGGCAATAAGACTGCCTGAGTGGAAAGCGTGGGGAAATAATACTGCAATGTATCCAGCATCAAAAGACCCGACAAAAAGATGGTCGAAATGTGTAATGATGCTTAATTATCTTCAGAATCGTTTTAAAACGGAATATCTTTCAAAGGTCGGAAGAAATGCTAAAGTTAAGTTTATCAAGGGAATAGTTGATGAGTATAATGCCAGTCTTAATGCTCTTGTTCCGGATTATCTTGCAGGCGGTGAGATTATTTTTGATACCGCAAAAAATCCGCCATCGAGTATGCTTGAAGGTCATTATATATTCTCGACGAGGTATGCTGATTATACTCCGGCGGAGTACATTGAAAATGACTTTGTATATGATGCCCAGATTCTTACAGATACTATGGAAGGAGGCGATGAGTAATGTCAGAAATTTATGACAAGACTAATATTTTTAAGGCATATTACGGTCAGGTAAGTGAAGACGCAAGACTTGCAGGTGTGACTGATGAAGTGACTTTGCCAAACTTTGAAAATGTTTCAGAAACACTTAATCTTGCGGGTATGGTAGGTGAGATTGATAGCCCGTCAGCAGGTCAGTATAAGAGTGCTACGATTGACATCCCATTTACACAGGTGTCAAAAGAAGCTTTTGGAATTATGTGTGATGACAGCACATCGATTATTCTTAAAAGCGTACAGGAAATCTTTAATACAGAGACATTGAAAAAGATACATATTGTTAGGACGATAACTATCAAGGGAATGACTAAAGGTCACGATTATGGCAAGCTGAAAAAGGGTGGATATGGCAATCCGACTATCAAAAAGGAAGTCATATATTACAAAGATCAGGTTGGCGAAGATGTTATTGAGGAAATTGACAAGTTCAACGGCAAGGCTGTTATAAATGGCGAAGATGTGCTTGGTAATGTTGCCAGCCTTATTTAGTTAAAATCTGACAGCAGCTTATAATAAATAGTTAATCAAAAATCAGAGAAGATACATTGAAAAGCAGATGTATCTTCTCTTTTGATGTAATGAATGGAGGAATATTATGGATGTAAAAGAAGAAAATTTGGACGAATTGCTTGAAAAGGCAGAACTTGAAGCGGCAGGTGATGAGGTTGTGAGCAGCGGAAGAAATTTGTCGGATTCCGACAATGAGAATGAAGAAAAGGAAAATCCATATCTTGTTGAATTTTCAAGGGAGTATGACTGGCTGAATGATAAGGGGGAGATGGAAAAGATTTCTTCACTTGATCTGTCAGGTCTTGTAGATCTTACTACGATTGATGGAGAATATTTTGACAGACTTCTTATCAAGGTAGGTCACAGACCTCAGAATAAATTTACGGACTTCACATATTGCAAGTATGTGGCAATGCACGTGACAAATCGTCCGGCAGAGTTCTTTAATATGCTTGGAATAAGAGACATGATGATAGTTATTGCACTTATAAACCATTTTTTTATGTACGGGCAGGGCTTAGTGATGACTGGGCAGTAATGCTTTCCAAAACGGCAATGCGTCTGGCTCTTGCCACAAACAGCGGCATTGAGTATATCAAAAAGGTGCCGGTGATTGACTTTTTAAGGATATATGAGGACTTGCTTGAAATAGTCAGAGGGGAGGAATAATGGCTAAAAACAGATCACAATACAGTCTTGAGATTTTGCTCGGAGCGAAAAAAGCGTCGAGTTTTCAGAGTGGAATCAATGGAGCTAAAAATGAACTAGAGGGGATGAGTTCTACAGCAAAAAAAGTGGCAGGTCTTATTGCTACGGCTTTTGGAGCAATAAAGATAAAAGATTTTGTCAAAGAGTCAGTTGATACTTTTTCTGATTATGAACAGTCACTTGCCAATACTGCAGCTATTGCAAATGCCACACAGACTGAGCAGGAGCAGCTTAACGAAGCGGCGAGAGAAGCAGGAAAAGCTACGACAAAAACTGCAAAAGAAAGTGCAGATGCACTTGGATATATGGCACTCGCAGGATGGAATGTAAAAGAGTCTACATCAGCATTGCAGCCTGTTCTAAAACTTAGTGCGGCATCGAATATGGATCTTGCTACTTGTTCCGACCTTGTTACTGACTCAATGAGTGCTTTAAAATTGCAAGTCAAAGATTTACCCGAATATCTTGATATGGTTACAAAGGCACAAAATTCCTCAAACATGAACTCACAGCAGATGATGGAGGCATATATAAAAGCCGGAGGTGCAACGAGAACATTAGGAGTAAGTGCAAAGGACACAGGTGTTGCACTCGGTATTCTTGCCAACAATGGTACAAAGGGTGCTGAGGGCGGAACTGCCCTTAACGCTATGTTGACAAGACTGGGAAGTAATAAGAATGCACTTTCTATGATGGGAGCATTAGGAATATCAATTTTTGATGCACAAGGTAAATTTGTCGGTCTTGAGGAAGCCTTGAAACGTATCAATGCAGGAGTAAGTGGGTTAAGTACGGAAGAACAGGCGAAAGCACTTAAAGAGATTGCCGGAACAAATTATTACTCAAAAATGGCTTATCTTCTCGATGGAGTAAAAGAAGGGGCAAACGGTGCGAAGAGTGCTTGGGATGACCTGGATAAGAAACTGAAAAATTCAGATGGTTCGCTTGAAGATATGTACAATAAGCAGACAAATACACTTTCTGCTACAAGAGAAATTATGAACTCTGCTCTTGATGACCTTAAAATATCATTTGCGGATTCATTTGACGGAGAACTTGCTGATGGCATTAAAAAGCTGACTGAGTTCATAAATGAAACATCTGAAAATATATCGGACTTTGCAGATATGCATCAGGTAGAGATACATAATGTGTTTGAAGCATTTTATGAGGACATTGAGAAAGCGGCGGACTTTGTAGGGGATGTCGGTGGATTTGTAGTTGACAATTTCGATGCAATAGCCTCGGGAGTTGAGGCGATAGGTATTGCACTTATCACATACAAAGTGGTTTCAGGAATTTCATCGCTGGCAGCTTCTATAGCTGCTCTTGGCTCAGGACCTATTGGATGGGTAGGGGTTGGCTGTGCAGCGGCGGCTACAGCAATCACAGGAATTGGCATTTATGCAAATAAAACAAAACAAAGGCTTGCACAGGCAAATCTTGCAGAACATTTCGGAAATATATCATTGTCGCTTGATACGCTGGATGAAGTGGCACAACAGATTGTTGGAAAGAAAAAACTTACACGGATTTCTGAAATGCTGGAGTCGGTCGGAAAAACTGAAGATGCCATATCTGCTATGAGTAAGAGCTTTAAATCGGTTAGTGAGATAAGCTGGAAAGTCAAGGCTGGGTTTAAGATTGATAAGGACGATATTGATAAGTATAAAGTATCTGTAGAAAAATATGTGGAGTCGGCAAAAGAAGCTGTTGAGAGCAAAGGGTACTCGGTGTCGATTGCAACAAAACTTTTGCTCGGAAATAATTCAAAAATAGGAAAAGAAAATGATAAATTTTATGCCGGATTGGATGTTGAACTTGATACTCTACAAAAGCGATTAAATAAAAAAATAAATTATGCTGTAAAAAATGGAATTGACATAGATACAGACTCAACCGTACAGAAGATATTAGAACAAATATCTGATATAACATCTTCTGTAACCGAAGCGGAGAATGAAGCTAAACTTCAAACGATTGATTTAAAATATTCAGGAAAAAGTCTGACGGCTGAAGATTTTAAACAGTTGACAAAAGATGTAAAAGATTATGAGAAAAAGGCGATGGAAGGGTACGAGGAAGCCCACACCACTTCTCTGACAAATCTGAATGAAAGAAGAAATAACGGTGACCTATCAAAAAAGAAATATGACGCTGAAAAAAACAAGATTGATGCAGCGTATTATAAGCAACAGCAGAACACATTGGCAAGGGGTTCTGATTATATTGTATCCACTATAGAAGCAACATACCCTAAAGCTAAAAAGGCCATGAAACAGCTAAGAACAAATTTAAAGAAAGAAGTTGAGGATATAGCTAATCAGGGAATATCAGCAAAAGAACCATTGTCATATTTAAATGCGGCTGTAGAAAAGGCATTATCTAGTATAGATTTAGGAGAGGATGCTGAGGGTATTTCTATATTATTTAAAAATGGATTAAGTGACATTCAATCAGAAATGAGTGATTTACAAAATCAGATGAAACAAAAAGGTATAGAAACTACAAGTGCATTTGGAAATGGAATTAATGATATGGAAGGGCTTGCAGCAGTTTCAGGTTCTACAAGAGATGCTCTTACAATACTTGGTGATGAGATAGGTGGCAACGATGAATGGACAGCAATTATAGAGGCTTGTAAGAAAAACGGCGCAGATATACCACAGGAAATAGCTAATGGTATAGACGAAAATTCAGTAAAGGTTAGTGGTGCAGCAAATAGATTGAATAATCAGATTAAAGATGCTTTTAATGACAAAAACTTAAGTCCGGTGATTACACTGGATATGGCTGTTAATGCATCTGCTTCTTCAAAGTCAGACAACCGTGTCAAAAAGTTGTACCCTGCTTCAATAGGACCAAAACAGCAAAAATATGGCGGCAGACAAAAGACAATCAAAGCAAAGAAAAATGCAAAAGGTGGAATTTACAAAAATCCTGTTATTTCGATGCTTGCTGAAAAGGATAGTGAAGCTGTCATTCCTTTAAATAGCAGTCCACGTTCAAAGGCTCTTTATCAGCGTACAGGTGAGCTGTTAGGAATGTCGTTTACGGACGATAACACATCTTATAAACAGAGAAGAGATGTGCGGTTATACAATGCCGTTAAGAGAAGTCCAAGTATGGGTGGTGAAAAAATAAATATAACTTATTCACCTACTATTCAGGTCAATGGTAATGCAGATGAAAAGACGCTGACAAAAGTAGTGAAGATGAGTCAGGCAGAATTTGCGAAAATGATGCAGAAATATATGCAGTCAAATAAGCGTGTGAAATTCAGTTAGGGGGCGAGATAAAAACATGATGGGCGGCTTTACTTACACAACCAAACAGGGAGATATGTGGGATTATATTGCGTGGAGAGTTTATGGTGATGAGTCTTTGGTATATTTACTTTATCGTGAAAATCCCAAGTATCTTGATACATTTATTTTTGATGAGGGTGTGAAACTGTATTGTCCGGAGGTTGAAGTCATAAATGAAGATGAGGACGAAGATGCTCCTGAATGGCAGGAGGACGAAGATGATGAGGATGCAGAAGAAGATGCTTTAGACGGTGTATCTGATGAAGGAGATGAAGACGAAGAAGATGAAAGCTAGAAATGCCTATGTAAGGCTTAGATATAAAGGCGGCGGAACAATGGATATAACAGAAGAAAGCAGCGGTTGTACTATTGTAGATTGTGCTTCAGGGGAAGCTGACACAATATCCGTAAGCCTGTTTAATAAGAGTGGAAAATGGTTTAAGAAAAATTATTTTCCAAAGTCATCAGATTATATAAGGGCAACAATAGTCGTTGATAAATGGAAAAATGATAGTGAACATCGGGAAGTTTATCAGGGGAAATTTGTTGCAGATCAATTTGCAGCATCAGGATTTCCGGCTACGGTTGATTTGGAGGGAATGAGTATTCCGCTTCATACAGGATTTAATGTCACTCAGAGAAGCAAGACATACAAGAAAACCTCTCTGAAAAGCATTTTGCAGATTATAGCAAAAAGGGCGTGCATAAAGTTAGTTTTTGAAGCGTCAAATCATAAGGTTGATGAGGTCAGTCAGGATGGAAATACTGATTTGGAATTTGCCTTTTCAATATGCAGCGATTATGGATGCTGCATGAAACTTTACAACGGAAAAATGATTATATATGACCAGACGGCATACGAGAGAAAAGCAAGTCGATTTACATTGAATAAGTCGGATCTTGGGGATGACAGTACATATAATTTTACAAGAAGTGTATCAAAGGTTTATGACAGTGTTAAGTTCCAGTATCAGAATAAAAAAGGAAAAAATATAACATACAATTATAATATTCCGGGAAGAACCGGGAGGAGGACATTGTTTATATCATCTTCGGCAGACAGCCATGCAGATGCAGAGAAAAAGGCAAAAGCACAGCTTGCATCAACTTTAAGAGAGGCAATAACAGCATCGTTTACAGTTATGGGAGACCCTAAATATCGTGCGTGCAGGGTGTTTAGGGTAACCGGCTTTGGAAAGTTTAACGGCAGATATTTTATTGACAAGGTTACGCACAATTTTTCAGATGAAGGTTATACAAGCACTATAGAATGTCATAAATGTGTAACCAATATTAGATAAAAGTGTTAGCTCGGAGGTGATAGTTTGGATTCGATAAGGGTTGGAAGAATATCTTCTATCGACTATAAAAAAGGATGTGCGGATGTTTATTTTGAGGATGAGGAGAATGTAATATATTCAGAACTGCCATTTTTGGCATTTGAATATAATATGCCAAAAGTCAATGATTTAGTGCTTGTAGTGGCTCAGAAATATGCTCAGAAGAAAACAGGGTTTATATTAGGACCTTATTTTAATGATGAAAACAAGCCGGAGTTTACAGGTAAAGGATTTTTTAAAAGGCTTTCTGACACGGCATATATAAAATATGATGCACAAAAGGATGAGATTGAGATTGCTGCCGGAAAAGTAGTCTTAAAAAATCTTAATGCAGATTAGAAAGGAGAAAAAATGGGACAAGTCGGGCATTTTGGTGGAATAAAGTTTTATTCAAAGATGAGTAAACCTATTTTGAAGAAAACAGTTAAAGGTAATTATCTGGAACTTCCATATAGCGGTGGAAAAGTAGAAGCATTATCTTTTTCTGATGCGACATGGAGTTCATCAATAAATATTGCAGAGCACAAAAGACATGGAAAGAAGCCATTGCTTGAATTTACATCAAGAAATGCAGATGATTTTACGATGACAATATATTTGTGGGCTCAACTTGGGGTGTCGCCGTGGAAAATGCTTAATAAATTGCGAAGTTATACGCTTGAAGCAAAAGTGTATCCACTGTATCTTGGCGGCAGAAAGGCAGGGCATAATAAATGGATTATAAGCAGTGTGTCAAATGAACTGAAAACATTTTATAAAAATGGAAAACCAATTTTAATTGTTGCTAATGTAACTTTTAAGGAATATTTATCAGTAAAAGAGAAAAAGAAGTCAAAGCATAAAAGAGTGGCTGTTAAAAATAAAAAAAGGAAGAAGAAAGTAGCGAAAACGAGCAGCAATAAAAAACAGAATACAAACAGTTCAAAAAGTAAAAAAGCGAGCAGCAGTAAGTCTAAAAAGAAGAGTGTAAGCAGTAAAAAGAGTGGTGGATATATTACATATACATTAAAGAAAACCGACACACTTTGGAATCTTGCAAAGAAATATTACGGTTCAGGTGACAAATACAAGAAGATTTATAATGCGAACAAAAGCCTGCAGCAAGGCTATAAGTTAAAACCCGGTTCAACTATTAGAATACCAAAAAAATAGGGAGGTGATGTGCATTGAATGTTATTTACACGGGAGACAGGGCAGATGCACCAGATATAGTTGGCTGCGTGGGGAATATTATATCAAGTATAAAAGGAAGTATTCCATATGCAAGGGATATGGGGATAGATGATAGCGTTGTCAGTTCTCCGGAAAATTCTATCGAGGGAATTTATATGGCAGAAGTCGAAGATCAAATATCCTTTTGGGATGAAAGGGTGCTTGTGGATGAAATAAGTTTATCAAGAAAAAATGCAAGATTAGATTCGGAGGTGACACTAAAAGATGGCGATTAAATTGGATGCGTTGCAAAATTTGCCTGAAATTGATTTTTTGAGCGATCTTAATATCACGCAGGAAACAATAGCGGAGGAGATGCTTGAAGATTATCAGAGCAAATATGAAGAACTGACAGGAAAAGAAATAACATTATATCCTGCCAATACCGAAAGATTGAAGATGCAAATTGTAGCTGGAGAAATTTATCAGATATATGAGTATATTTCTTATTTATTTAGTCAGAATTTTATACAGTACATGGATAGGGAAGTGTTGGAAAACTGGGGGGCTACGCTTGGATATGCTGAGACAAACATAAAAGCGGCAACTTGTATATTACAGTTTAGTGTTAATGATGTGCTTGATTTTGATGTTGAAATACCTGCCGGGACAAGGGCCACTGCCGGTGATGATGTTTATTTTGCTACTGATGAAAGCTGCATATTACAAGCGGGAGAGTCCTTTGTAGAAGTGTCTGCGACTTGCACAGAAGAAGGAACGGTCGGAAATGATTATGTGACAGGTCAGATAAATGTACTTGCAGATTTGGTCTTAAATATATCTGGTGTTGTAAATTGTACGAAATCATCGGGCGGTCAGGATGAATATGACGATGAAACGCTGCGTGAAAATATTTTTATGTTTCCATCTACTTATTCAACTGCGGGTCCTAATGCTGCATATGAGTTTTTTGTAAAGGCTTATAGTACAGATATAGTTTCTGTTAATGTGGTTCAAAATAATGAAACAGCAGAGGTTGATATTTATATTATGCTTGCCGATGGAAAAATACCGGATGAGAAATATTGTAAAGCCGTTGCTGATTATATTGCAGGACTTGAGAATACCCCGGCGGATGACAAGATATATGTTAAAGCTCCTGAAGTTATAAGATATAAAATTTTAGGAAAATATTATATATCTGAATCAAATAGGGAAAATGAAACAATCATTAAAGAGTCTGTTATAGAAGCAGCACAGTATTTTGTATCAGAATGTCATGAAAATATAGGAGTAGACATTGTCCCGGATAAACTCATTGAGGTAGCAAGAGTCGCAGGAGCAAAAAGGCTTGAAATAACAAGTCCGGTGTTTACGCAGGTAACGGAAACACAGATTGCCATATGCGATAGTGTAGAGCTTGTTTATGGCGGATTGGAGGATGATTAAAACATGGGAAAACTTGGTGAAACAGGGACTACATTTTTGTCAATGCCTCCTGCTTTTCAAAATATTGAAGATAAGTGTTTCGGTTACGCAGTAGACAGGCAGTTGGCGAAAGTTATGGAAAAAGCAAAAAGCGTAGCAGTCTGGGCGGACATGGATAGCGTGGATGCAAAATATTACGGATATATGGCGGCAATGCTTCGTTCACCATATTTTTTAAGCAGCTTGTCGGAATCCGACAAACTCAAAACAATAAAAACAACATTAAAGTCACATTCATATGCAGGAACGGTAAAGGGAATAAAAGAATTATTGCAAACGGTCTTTCCGGGGGCAGAGTTTGTACCGTGGTATGAATATGAGGAAACAGGAAAACCGTTTCATTTTAAGATAGTAACAGATACATCACCGACGGAGGAGCTTGTGAAAAGATTTGCAGATATTCTTAAGTATGTAAAGCCACAGCGTTCGATAATAGATGGAATGGAAACAAGAACACATATATTTGATTTACAAAGCTTTATATCTACAGGTGAGTGGCATAGTGAGAGATTGGAGGAAATATAGTGACAAATTTTACAAAAACAAGACTGACCGATAAGGGACTTGCACTGCTTGCAAAAACAGGAGTTTCAGTAACAGTCACGAAAGTAAAAACCGGAAATGGTGAATATCAGACAGATGCAGATATAGGTGCTATGACTGAATTAAAATCTGAAAAGCAGGAATTTCAGATAACCAGCACACAGAAGAAAACAGACACAACATATGCAATCAAATTTGTTATGTCTAATAAAGAATTAGCAGAAGATTATCTTTTCACGGAAATTGGTATATATGCGTCAGATCCTGACGAGGGAGAGATATTATATGCTGTTTGTTATGCAGAAAATAAAGACGCAGATATGATAAGAAAATATAGTGGACTGTATGAGTTCAAAGCAATTATTGTATTAAATATTCAGGTGAACGCTGGTGGAGTGGTTAATGTTGTAGAACAAGGACTGTATGCACTTGCGGAAGATTTGGAGGAGTTAAGAGAGGAGGTGGGTGACAAGGTAGATAAAGAGGAAGGAAAGGGACTGTCACATAACGATTTTACGGATGCGGATAAAAAGAAGTTGGATGGGATAGATGAGGGAGCGAATAAAACAGTGATAGACAGTGAACTAAATTCATATAGTTCAAATCCTGTGCAAAATCAAGTAGTTTATGAAGAAATGTTAAAAAGAATGGCACAAAAATGGGTTGGAAGTCATCTTTATACATTGTATGGAATAGTAGCACCGTCAACAGTTAATGGGGCTAATACGGGTTCTCATTATCTTGATGTGAAAACAGGTAACACTTATATTATGACAAGATATACAGATAGAGGTGCACAGGCATGGACTAATACAGGGACTTTACAAAGTGTTGAAGAAATATTGAATTCTAAATTCGATAAATCAAATATAGCAAACAACCTTGTTACAACAAGAGAGGGATATGCACTTGATGCAAGGCAGTTGAATAAAAGTGTGGCGGGTAGTTTCGCCGAGAGCGTTGATAACAGTATCACTGCGTTAAATAATGCTTTAACACCTTTCAAATTTACAAATGTTGCTAGCGGAACACAAAACATTATGGCATTTTATAATTCAATTACAAAAATGATGTTTGTGAGTTTTAATTATAATATAGCTCGTGTAAATGAACCAACAAGTCTAGTTATACTTAACGACAATGCTCATACCATAGATACTGATAAATATAGATTCCCCGTTAGTGCTTGGGATGGTACAACCGGAAATATAGTATTATCGTATGGATATGTATCCGGACAAAACATATGCATATATGCTCCGCCATGCAATGAATTTAATGCTTATGCTGCATTTTTTTACCATTGCAAATAGTATTTAACTCTATATTGATTTTATATAAAGAAAGGAATGACTATTATGAAAATCAAATTAAAAGACAACACAGAACTTACGGTAACAGATGCTTGCACATCAACATCAATAGTAGCTGAGTTTATCTCAGCTGAGGAAATTGAAGATTTCCGTAAAAAACTTACAGACGAGAATTTATCATCTTTTGCATATGTAAATGATGAAGAAGAAAGTAGTGTGATAGGTGAATATCAAAATTATACCTTTGAGAGTGTAACATATGCAGAGAAAGAAAATATATTTGTTGCAACATTTAACATCCGTCAGCTCAGCAATATAGAGGTGCGTCTTGCAGCCATTGAAGCAGGGCAGACTACTCAGAATGATGCCATTGCTGAGATGTCAGAGGTTATTTATAGTGAATAGAAAGGGGGTGGACGATATGGTGAAATTTTGGTCTGAGAGAATTGCATACGATTTGAATCGTATTGACGAAGTTCCGGCGAAATTAAGAGAAAAAGTAAAAAAATATATCGAACAGCATAGTGAAGCGTAAAAGCTTCTTTTTTTATGCCTAAAAAGGGCAGGAAAGGACAAAGAAATGGATAAAATACAGATTTATGCAACACAGTTAGGGTTATCAACTGTCATTGCAGCAATATCCTCAGAATGTGGATTGCTTGGCTGGCTGCTTTTTGCGGTCACTGTTGCAATGATTATCGATTTTGCCGCGGGTATGGCGGCAAGTGCAAAAGAAGCTGTTGAGCATCCAAACAACAAAAAGTATGGATGGAACAGCAAAAAAGGAATGATAGGCATTTTTAAGAAAGTTGGCTACATATTGGTGATTTTTACGGCAATGATAGTTGACTTTCTTATCTATGAATTATCCGGATATTTAGATATTCATCTACCTATGAACACATTTTTTTCAACGCTTGTGACAGCATGGTTTATTTTAAATGAATGTCTGAGTATTACAGAAAATGCCGGGCGAATGGGTGTTGCCGTACCCGGATTTCTGACAAAGATAATAGCAGTGCTTAAGGGTACAGTTGAGGAAAAAGCAGACATATTAAAGGATAAAGAGGAAAGTGAGGAAAAAGATTATGAGTAAGATAAAAGCAGTAACGGTACACGGAGGTCACAATCCACAGGGTAAGATAGCTTGTGGAGCATCTGACTATATTGACGAGAGCAGAGAGGATAGAATTATTACCAAAAAGGTAATA